TGGGGGATGACGAACGAGCGCACGTTGCGCCGGCCTCGCGTGCCGACCGTGCCGGGCGAACCTGGCGGCAGCGTCGGCAGCAGCGTCAGCACGCCTTCGCGCTGCTCCACGATGATCTGCCGCGTGCGCACCGGCTTGGGCGCAAAGAGGTTCATTTGCTCCAGCTTGCCGTACCGGTTCGGGATCAGGTTGATGGCCGCCGTCATCGACGCCATCTCAAATGCGGCATTGGCGAATGGATTCTGCATGGTCGATCAGGCCCCGATGCGCACCAGGACGCCCAGTGCCTTGAGTTGAGAGATCGCGGCGTGCTGCTCGACGGCGGCGATGCCGGCGGGCCACTGCAGCGCGTGGGAGGCGACGATGGCGTGGCGTGCGACCATCAGGCCGTCGTCGCGGTCGGCCAGGTGGGCGTCGCACGGCTGCATCAGCACACCGGCGGCGTACTGGCTGCCATCGGTGGCGGAGGGGTCGAGCTGCTTGACCTTGCCCGTGGCGGTCACCATGCCGAGCACGGTGCCGAGCGCCAGGCTCTGGCCGGCGGCCACGGTGACGCGCTCGCGCGAATACAAGTTAGCGGCCTCGTACTTGAGGAGGTCGCCCAGGTTCAGTGGTTCTTGAAGAACAGCCATGTGGTTCGGTTACTGGATGCCCAGGCGCTTCTTGACGGCCTGGAGCAACGGGTTGCGGGGAGAGGCGGGATGACCGGCATCGGCAGAGACCGCCTGCGCGTGCGGATCGATACGGCTGGCGATCTCGGGCGATGCTTCGGCGCGCGCGGCCAGCAGGTGGCTGCGCACGCGCTCAGGCGTGGCGCGTGCCTCAAGGAAGCCCGCGATCAGGTCGGTGCGGCCGGCCAGCGTGCAAAGCTGGGCGATCTCCACGGCGTCGGTATGGCTGGCGACGAGGGCTGCCGGCGGCGAAGCAACAACCGGTGGTTGGGCGGTGGTGCCGATCGCGTCCGCAGCTGGCACGCTGACAGCAACGGGATCAGGTTGAGTGGTCATGGAACAGTCCATCTGGAGGTTGAGAGAGGGATTGCGCGCGGATGCGACCGGCGCAGGAACAGAAAGGGATGCGACGAGCTGCGCGAGCGCGTCCTCGAACGTGCCGACGTCGTCGGCCAGACCGGCGGCAATAGCGTCCTGTCCGAAGAACAGCCCCGCCTCGGTAGCCGTCACCGTCTCGGCCGACAGCCCGCGATAGCTGGCCACGGTCGCGACGAACAGCCTGTAGATGCGGCTCACCTCCGCCTGCAGCTGCGCCTGCGCTTCGTCGGTGATCGGCTCGTGTGGGTTGAGGTCGTTCTTGCGGGCGCCGGCAAACACCGCCGTGTAGCGAACGCCGTCGCGGGCGTCCTTGACCGACTGGTCGACATGCATGGCGATGACGCCGATCGAGCCGACGCCACCGGTGCGCGAGACGAAGACCCGCGACGCGGCGCAGGCCAGCGCATAGGCGGCCGAGAACGCCATGTCGTTGGCCGCCGCCCAGACGGGCTTGATGGCGGCGGCAGCGCGAATGCGGTCGGCCAGATCGAAGACGCCGCCCGACTCGCCGCCGGGGCTGTCGACATCGAGCAGGATGGCGGCGATGCTGGGGTCGGCCAGGGCCGCGTCCAGCTGCTCGCCGATGGCGGTGTAGCTGGCCAGCCCCGACTCAGCCTCCAGGCCGACGGTGCGCCGCACCAGCGTGCCGTGGATCGGGATCACGGCGATCTGGGCATGGCCACGGACCGGATTCCGTTCGGGTGGCGTGTAGTCGCCCGGCGGCGCCAGGCCGGCCAGGCCCACGCGCGGACCCAGCACCGACAGGATCACGTCAAGTTTGGGGCGATCAATCGCCAGCGGCACGCCAAACAGGCGTGTCGCCAGATGAGGCAACAGGGTCATGGAAATCCTTCAGGCGGCGACTGGCTCGCCTGCGTTGGCATCCGCGCGGGACGCGGCAGGAGCGCCATCCTTGGCGGTATGGCGTGGATCGGAATCGAAGATCAGCCCGAGCTCGTCGGCACGGGCGTTGTCGGCGGCGATCTCGCGGTCGATGTCCTCGGCGTCGTAGCCAAATGTGGAAATCGCTTCCGAGCGGCTCATCAGGCCGGCGCGGATGGCCAGCAGCATCGCCTTGAACTCCTTCTCGGGGTCCACCCACTGCCAGCCCTGCGGGATCCACTTCACCTGCAGGTATTGGCGACGGCGAGCCGCCCCGCCGCGCGCGAAGCCGGGGGCGATCAGCGCACCGGAGAGCACCGCCTGCTTCATCCAGGCCGCCCACACCGGGCGGCACATCTGGTGCACCAGCACGCTGTGCTGCACCATCTCGCAGCGGCGGCGGAATTCCAGCAGCCCCGCGCGGATGGACGAGTAGTTGACGCCAGTCAGGTCACCGGTCAGCTGCTCATAGGTGATGCCCAGGGCTGCGGCCACCGCACGGAACTGCGTGCGCAGGAACTCGCCGTAGGAGCCGCCGACATCGGCCGGGTCGCTGAACTTGATGTCCTCGCCCGGCTCCAGAATCTGCAGCGTCCCCGGTTCCAGCCCCACCAGCGAGATGCCAGCCTCGTCCGGCAAGCCCTCGCCCATCAGGTTGTCCTCGGGGCTCTGGCGCGTGACGAAGCCGGCGAACATGGCGGCGGTCTTCTTGCGCACGAGCTCCGCGTCGTCGTACTGGTCGAGCTCGTTCAACTTGACCAGCGCACGCGACAGCCACGGCTCGCCCCGGATCTGACCGGGCCGCAGCACGCGGTACAGGTGGATGATCTCGCTCGCGTCGACCCGCACGGTATCGAGCCCGCCCTGCCCCGACATCGGCGCCAGCCTGCCGTCGTCCGGATGCGAGCGGTACAGGTGGTAGGCCACGCGCCGACCCAGCCCGTCGAATTCGATGCCCGAGCGCACCACGTTGCCCGGGCCGGAGGCCCCTGCGATTGGCGGCAGGTCGACGTTCAGGGTCATCGGCAGATGCTCGGCCTCCAGCAGTTGAAGCTGCAGCGGCACGGTCAGGCCGTCCTCGGGGCGTCGCGGGCGCAGGCGGATCAGGCACTCGCCACCTTCCAGCATGGCGCGACAGGCCAGCGCCTGCAGGCCGTAGAAGTCGGTCTGACCGGCGGCGTCGGCTTCTGCCGTCCAGTCCCGCCACAGCGCCTGCACGTCGGCCTTGAAGGCGTCGTCGGTGGACAGGCTCTGCGGCTTGATGCCGGTGCCGACCGCGTTGGCGACGAACGCCTCGATGCCGGCCTGCGCCCAGGCGTTGCGCCGGACCAGATCCCGGCTCTTGATGCGCAGGTCTTCGCCACTGGCGAGCAGCGCCGCCACGGCGCCCGGATTGCCGGGCCTCCAGGCCAGCGATCGCCTACCCCGGCCGGCGGCCTCGTGGACCGGCGCCTGGCCGAACAGGCTGCGGATCCTGCCGAACCAGCCAACCTGGGTTCGTGATCCTTTGCTGGCCATCAGAACCCTTTGCCGGTCGTGACGCGGATCTGGCGCGGGGCGCCCGGCCACAGGCCGGTTTCGGCGGCCTGCTCGAACAGGCCGCGCCGGACCTCGCGGATCGCGAGCTTGAGCTCATCGACCGTGCGGTACTCGACCGTCTTGTCTTGGAAGGTGACCCGACGCTCGCCACGGGCGAGCGCGGCCTCCAGCGCTAGGAGTTGCGCTTCGGTGTATGCCATTCAGCGGTAAACCATCAGGTTGAATTCAGACGAGTCCGATAGCGTTCCGGCGGCGGTCGTGCAGATGACCTCCACAAACGCCTCGGTCTTGGCCTCGGCGCGCACGCGGGCGGCGGCGGCCTTCATGGACGACTGGCGACCCGCGTTGCGGGCGAAGGCCAGCCAGCAGTAGCCGTCGTCCGGCATCGGCTCGGCGAAGACCACGCGGTACCTGCCGGTAGCGAGGCGCACGACGCTCTGGACGTTGAATGCCGACCGGATCACCGCCTGGTTGCCTTCCGTGCCAAAGCACACCCAGGCGCGGGCCAGGCCCGGGTGATCCGCCGTGATACGGGCGCGGACCTCCTGAGCAATCGCAGCGGCAAGCTCGGCGATGTTTCCGGTCAGCGACATGGCCGCCGGATCAGGCGCCGGTCAGGGCCGCCTCGAAAACCGGCACGAAGTCGGTCTCGGGGTCGCCGATGGCGCTGGCCGCGACCGTGCCAATGTTCTGGCGGGCCTGGGCCTGTTCGTCGGCGGTCAGCGCCTGCGCGGCGTCGAAGCGCACGCGGCGGTCCACGGCGGCCAGCAGCGCGGCAATGCCGCTCTGGTCCTTGAGGATCGCCTCCTGCAGCTCCTTGAGGGTGTCGAAGGCCGCGTCGGCGCCGCCCAGCAGGTCGGCCTTGAGCGCATCGAGCAGGCCGGTGATCTTGGACGCCGAGAAGGTGGTCGCGGTGCCCGCCGCGTTGGCGTCATCGATCAGCGTGGCGCTGGCGATCTTGTCGAACTGCGCGCGCAGCTCGTTGATCGCCGAGACCAGACTGGTCTTGTCGGTGGTCGACAGCCGGGCCAGCGTGCCGACCTGGTCGTGGATGGTCTTGAACT